ATAAAGATGCAGAGAAACAAATAAGTCAGACACAAAAACAAATAGATAGTCTAAATGAAAAAATAAATGCTCGACAAATGAAATTAAACGTAATAAATCCACAAATTGATAAAATAGTTGACGATACAAGAAAAAATGTAACACCAGAAGGAATAAATCCAAATGATAAAGCAATGGACACAACTGTAAATAATGCTTTAAATGGTAATAAAGATTTTACGTCATTAAATAGTCAGGCACAAAAATTATATACAGAAATCGAAATGTATAATAAGCAACTTGACGTTGCAAAATCTAAAATGGCTGAATTAAAACAACAAACATCACAAACAGCAACTACTCAAAATAAATTGGGTAGTTTTTTTAGTGCATTTAAGCAAAAGATAGAACAGGTAAAACCTAGCATATTAGGAGTAAAAAACAATTTTAGCAAAATGCCTAATATTGGTCAAAATTTATCAAAAGCAACTCAAAGTATTACAAATAATATAAAAGGAATGGGGACAGGCTTTAAGAATGGACTTGGACAAGTTCTAAAATATGCAGGAGCATTATTTAGTTTAAGAAGCATTTATTCTGCATTGAGCAGTAGTGCAAATGCATGGTTGTCAAGCCAAAATGCACAAGCAAAACAATTAAGTGCAAATATAGATTATATGAAGTATGCAATGGGTTCAGCTCTAGCACCAGTAATACAATTTGTGACAAATTGTGTATATCAATTATTAAAGGCAGTTCAATCAGTTGTATATGCTTTATTTAGAGTAAACATATTTGCCAATGCAAGTGCGTCAGCATTTAAAAACGCCCAAAAACAAGCTAAGAACACAAGTAAGAGCTTATCAAGTGTACATAGCGAAATTAATAATGTTGGAGACCATAACAGTGATGCAAGTCCTAATGTAGGAGATTTGTCAAGCATAGATAATCAGATGTCTCCGTTATCACAAAAATTGTATGACTTTTTTAAACCACTTGTTGATAGCTGGAATAAATATGGAGTAACTTTAATAGAACAAATAAAGATTACAGCTGGACAGATTGCAAGTTTAATTTCATCAGTATGGGAAAGTATTGAAAAGTTAATTACAAATGGGACTGTATATACATCATTAGAATTAATTTTAGCAATTATAGGAAACATAGCAGAGGCTTTTTCAAATGCATGGAAATACGAGGGCAATGGAGATACAATTATTCAAACAATGGCAGACATGTTAAATAGTATCCTTAATACAATAAGGGAAATAACGGCAAGTGAAGGTTTTCAAAAGTTTTTAAATGGGATATCTAATGCTTTTTCTGGAATACTTACTTTTACAAAGCCAGTATTAGATGACTTTTTGAGTTTAATTAAGCCATTAAGTGAAATAGCTCTTTCAATAGCAGGAGATATTTTAAATTCAATAGGAAATGCTTTAAAATGGATTGGAGATAATGAAATTGCAGTAACAATTCTTGAATCTTTGGCTATAGCAATCGGTTTAGTTGTTGCAGGAATAAAATTATATAATTTTGTGCAGTCGGGAGCATTAGTAGCAACTTTAAAACATACTGCAGCATTAATTGCACAAGGAGTAGCATGGATAGCAGCTAATTGGCCTATATTATTAATTGTAGCAGCTATTACCGCCGTAATTGCTATTATAATTTTATGTGTTAAACATTGGGATGAAATAAAAGAGACGGTAACTAATGTTTGTAATAAAATGAAAGAAACAGTATCTAATTGGGTAAATAATGTTGGACAGTTCTTTTCAAATTTAAAAATCAACATTGTTAATAAAGTTACTGAAATAAGAGACGGTATAAAAAATAAGTTCCAAGAGGCATATAACGGAATAAGGAATATTTTTAGTAATATAGGAAATTTCTTTAATGGTATTTGGAAGAACATAAAAAATACATTTACTAATTTAGGAACAAGTATAGGCAATGCTATTTCAGGAGCAGTTAAAACTGGTATTAATGGAGTTATTTCATTAATAGAGAAGACAATAAATACTGCAATAAGGTTAATTAATGGAGGAATAAAATTAATTAATTTAATACCAGGAGTTTCAGTTGGAACAATAAATACTTTAAACTTACCAAGACTTGCAAAAGGAAATGTTGCCTATGATGAAACATTAGCTATATTTGGAGAATATTCAGGTGCAAGCAATAACCCAGAAATAACAACGCCACAAAACATTATGCGTGATACATTTGAAGATGTGTTATCTAATTATAGTGGAAACAATAACGATAGACCAATTTATCTAACAGTAAATGTTGGCAATAAAAAACTGGGACAAATATTATTAGACGACTTAAGAGACACAACAAGAAGAACTGGAAAAGATATAGAAGCTTTAGTAGGAGGATAAAGTTATGTTATGGAAATTAAATGGTAAAATAATGAAAACACCAAGTACATATAAAGATAATATAGAAGATACAGACAATGATAGTTATACATCAAAAGTAACAGGTGCATTAATAGACAATCCAATAGCAGTTCGGAATGCTAAAGCTCGAAATGTCTTGGGACTATTTAAGTGAAGAAGAAGCAGAAGAACTATTACAAGCAACATATCAAAACCCAATGGTAGTTACAGTAAAATGTCCGTCGGTTAAAGGCGGTATGCTAGAAAATGCTAAATTCAGAGTAAGCAAAAGAACAAGTGAAATGCATAAGACAGGATTAGATGAAGACACTTCCAAATCAAAATGGAAAGTGTCTTTTAATTTAATGCAAAAGGAATTAACGGCACAGCAAAAAGCAACAGTAAATAAAGCAAAGGGGTTGAGCTAATGTACGAAACAAGTGAAAAATGGAAACAAAATATATATGAAAACACAGTTTGTGCAATGAATATTTACATAGACGATGTATTAGTAAATCCAGACTATATTTTAGACTTTAAAAAGGGCGGAAATGCATTTGAAGAAGAGTTCTGCTTAGGTGGTACACCAAGCCAATACGTTGAAATGAAGCTATATAAAGATAAAATGCCAGAATCTCTCAAAAAAATAAGAGTGGAATATGGAATTTTAATCAATCATGCATTAACAGTAGCGGAAGTAAATGCAATGTTGGTAGGAACATTAAATGGAATACCAGTCAAAAGCTTAAGTAGTAATGATAGTAGTTTCGAAATGATACCAATTGGAATTTATAATGTAGATGATTACACAGACAATGATGATAATACAATAACAATAAAAGCACTTGATAATATGATTAAATTTGAATTTAATTATGATGGTAGTGAACTAATATCAAAAGGTGAAGCAACATTATTAGAAGTTGCACAAGATATCTGTAAAAAAGCAGGAGTAGAATTAAATTCTACTTCTTTTTTAAACTCAGATAAGAAAGTAGCTGTTTATGATAATACTGTAACCGCAAGAAAATATATAAGTTATATTGCAGAAAGTGCTGGTGGATTTGCTTGTATTGATAGAAAAGGAAAGTTATGCTTTAGAAAATTCTATCAAGATGAAACAGAAATTCCTCTTGAAATATTTGGAGAATATAAATGGGGTGAAGAATTTAAAATTTCAAAAGTATCTTATGAAGATGGAATAAGAAGTTTTAAATTTGGAGATGACACAAGAAATAATCTTTGGATAAATCAAGAAAATATGTACATTGTTGATGAAGACCAAGTTCAAAAAATCTACAACGAAATAAAGGATTTGACATCAAATACTTTCGAGGGTAAGACTGTAATAGATCCAGCAATAGATCTAGGAGACAAGATAGTTATAGACGGGAAAAATGTTATTTATCAAGGCGAAATGTCATTAGAAGGAAGCTTTATTGCACAAATATCTAGTAAAATTCAAATAAAGCAAAAAGAAGAAACAACAGTAAAAAAAGAAAGCCAAAAAGTTGTAAATAGGAAAGTTCAAAGTAGAATAGATCAAGCAGAAGGAAAAATCGAACAATTAGTTGAAGAAACATCAGAACAAAGTCAAAAACTAACAAAAGTAGAACAAACAGTTGATAGCATATCTCAAAAGGTATCAGATATTGAAGACCTAACTCAAACAACGGAAGGAATAAAGGCTGTAACATTAGAGAATTGTATAGAGGCTAACCTGCTAGAATTACACATATATGGAAACAATACAGTATTTAATTATTTATTGCTAGATGATAAATTAACATTAGATGACAATTTACATTTAGAGGGAGATGACCTTATAAGTGTAACTGATAAAGATAACAATATAAAGATATATTCATTAGGAATAACAGAGGCATTAAGACAAAATAGCGAAGTATGTGATGAGGTTGTTCTAGAAAATGGACAAGCAAAAGTAGTAAGAAGAGTAAATAAGAGTGGGTCAACGAAAGCAAAGGAAAGTGTAGAAGACTTAGGAAAGCTTGAAATACCTCTAAAAGAAGGAACTAATACAATTACAATAAACAATTATACAGCAAAAATAAAAGCTAAATACGTGATAAAGAGTACATATTCAGATACTTTTGCTACAAAAGTAGAAATGAATAGCGAGATTAAACAAACTAAGGAATCAGTAGATTTATCAGTAAATAAAAAGCTAGAAGGTTACAGTACAACAACAGAAATGAATAGTGCTATAAGTTTAAAAGCTGGCGAGATTACGAGTTCAGTAAGTAAAACTTATGAAACAAAAGAAAATGTAACAAAACAATATTCTAATATCAAACAAACAACAGATAATATAACTTCTGTGGTTGGAAAGAAGGTTGGAAACGATGAAATTATTTCAAAAATTAATCAAAGTGCTGAGTCGGTATCAATAGATGCCAAGAAAATCAATATCAACGGAACTGTTTCAGCAAACGGGAATTTCTTAGTTGATACTGATGGAAATATGAAAGCTAAAAATGGAACATTTTCAGGGAATATAGATGTTGGAGAAAATAATTATCTGAGGTCAAAAGACAGTAAAGGGAATATATTAATGCAAATTGATAAAAACGGGACAGATTATTATTTTAATAATGTGCATGTTGGAAAAATAGGAACTGATGGTATTGAGACAGATTCATCTAAAAGAGGATTGCTAATTGCAATAGATAAAGATGCATACTTCTTAGGGTTAGGAAAGAATGATGATGATGGGGTAACTCAACCAATTTATACTTGGTACAATGTATCAACTGGCGACAATGGAACTTATGCAGCAAATACGCAGGGAAGAGTTCAAATCGGCAATGCAAATTGGGGATTTCTTGTTTCAATCTTTAAGAAATTACTTGTTCATGGAAATGTATATGCTGAATCTTTTGTTAATACATCACTAGAAAGTCAAAAGAAAAACTTTGAAAAATTAACATTAGAAGAAGCAATAGATATTTTAAATAATACAGATATATACAAGTATAATTTAAAGAGTCAAGATGATATCAAGAAAAAGCACATTGGATTTGTAATTGGTGATAATTTTAATTATTCAAGTAAGATAACAAGTGAAGACAATGATGGAGTTGATAACTATTCAATGACATCGGTGTTATATCCAATTGTAAAAGAACAACAAGCACAGATAGAAGAATTAAAGAAAGAAATAGAAACGCTGAAAGGAGAAAAAAATGATTGAAATTGACTTTCAAAATGGTAAAACGAAATTAAATAAAGAAATGTTTGATACTTTTCAAAATAATATAAAAATGGCTATAAATGATGCAATTTTAGAAGTCAAAAAAACAGAAAATCCGGTTGGACATATAAGAATGGAAACAACAAATATTAATCCAGCCACATATTTAGGATTTGGAACATGGGTGTTATGGGGAAGTGGAAGAGTACCTGTTGGAGTCGATGCATCAGACAACGACTTTAAAACAGTCGAAAAGGCTGGAGGTTCAAAAACTGCAAATATCTCACATACTCACACAATAGCAAGTCATAATCACGGAGGAAACACTGGAAGTACAGTACTAACAGTAAATCAAATACCCGCACATACACATGATATTTGGCAGACTAGCGGAGGTTCTGCACAATCAGTGGAGGCTAATGCGTTGTCTGTAGCTA